ATCGTGTCGCGCAGATCCTGGGTGCTCTCGTCCTGGGTCTGCTTTGGCGCCTGGGCAACTTCAACCGCCTCGGTGAACGGTCCGGGTTCTCCGGGCACATACACATCGGCATGGCGAAGCAGCTTGGCTGCAAGATCCACCGGGACGAGCTTCGTCTCGCCCTGGACGAACACGATGCCGGAACCGTAGGCCCGCTCGATGTAGGTTTCGCGGCGCCCGACGTACTTCACCAGCACGAAACCCGGGCCTGCAGCGGCCACAGCAGGCGCAGCAGCATCCTGGATGTCCTTGAGGACGTGAACAACCGCGCGGAACAGGTGGTCTTTGGCCTTCTGCTCGGCCGGCAGCTCGGCATAGGGCACGCAGCACGGATGCTCCTTCTTTTCGGCATCCTTCACCGGGCCGTATTTCCAGCCTTCGGCCAGCTTTTGGGCAAGCCACGACTCGTGCGAGTTTTCGGGGGTTGCATCGGGGTTGGCCAAGTGCATGTCAACGCCGGCCAGTGCGCTGGCACGCTGCCATTCAGGGGCGTCATCCCACTTGGGTTGAGACGTATCGCCGAGTGCGGCACAGTAGGCCGCGTTGATCGTGTGGGCGACCAGCGCAATCAGGGTGCGTTTCATGGTTTTTATCTGGTTTGGTGGATGGAGAGAAGGGGCGCTAGGCCCCTTCTGCTTCTGCGCCGGCTTAGACGCCGACGTTTTCGCCCCGGACAATGAAGTCCAGGACGCCAACTGCCGCGTTCGCGGCGCCCGCCGTGGTCACGATCAGCCACGCCGGCTTGGGTAGCACCACGGGGCGAACCGCAGTGTTCTTCGCCGGGTAGCGGCCAGCCGTGTGCAGCGTGAAGGCCGCGCCGAAGTAGTCCGCGTCCTGCGGTACGGTTGCATCGTCCACGCCGTCCTGATACTCGAAGCCGATGTCGGCCGTGACCAGCGCCGTGAAGGCGTCGGAGACGATCGCCAGGGCATCGTCAAGGCGCAGGCCGGCCGGCAGGATGCCGATGCGAACCTTGTCGCCGTTGCCAATGGCAGCGGAGGAATCGGACCCGACGGCAGCGCCGGACGAGTTCGAGGCCAGGCTGTAGACCTGGACGACGGCATTGCCGCACTCGGACGCGAAGTTGTTGGCGTCCTGCAGGCGTTTCTTGGTGATGGTTGCCATGATGTGGCTCCTTCAAATGATTTCGGGTTGTTCCATGCTGGCGGGCCGGATTGCTCCGGCCCATCCAACTTAGGCGGCAGCAGCCAGGGGCACAGCCGTATCGATCACGGTCACGCCGTAATCGGTGAACTGCTTGTTGTCGCCGTGGTCAATCTCGAAGCGGATCTTCGAGACGCCGCGGATGGCGCCAACCAACAGTTCCAACTTGTCACCGTGATCCAGTTCCTTTTCGGACCAGAAGAACGGCACGCCGGAACCGTTGTGCTTGGCGAAGGCCTCGGCCAGGGCCTGGCCACCCAGCAGAATCGCGCGGTCCACAGCAAACGTGGTGCCGAAGCCAGCCGGGACGACAACAGACGACTCGGTTTCGCTCGTGTAGCTCGCGCAATACTTCACCGTGTCGCCGGCATAGAACCGGATCGGTTTCGGCATCTTCACGATCAGGATGCCGTTCCACAGGCCCGCATCGCCCAAGAACAAGGGGTGCATGTTGGCCTGCTGCGCGCGGGCCATGGCGTTGGCTTGCAGCGTGCGGAACGCGGAATCGGTGGCGAAACCGCTGTACTGGGCGGGAGACACCAGCAGCACGCGGATCGGGGAATCCGTCGCCGCCTTGTCACCCTCGAAAATCACCGGGGGCGGTGGCAGTGCGATGGTTTCCATGACCGTGCGGATGCCGTCCACAACGTCCTTGTTGAACAAATCGGTGGTGGCAATGTCCATGTCGCCAGCGTTGATCTTGAAGGGCTCGATGCCAGATCCGGTGCTGATGTAGTGCCGGTTCTTGGTCGGGGCCTTCACCGGGTTCACCATGATCTTGGCGAAGTCGGGATCGCTGGCCAAGGGAACGGCCCACTCGATGTTGTTGTGGCTGCCGCGGGCGCCGGCCATGTGCACCAGGATCGACTGGTCGCCGTAGCGATCCATGAATGCCTGTGCCGTGGTGCGCGCCAGGGTACGCAGTTCATGCGCCGTGCGGATCTGGCTCATGGTGTCTCCGGCGCTGATCGGGAATCGCGCCTGGTTGACCCGCAGCTTGTCCTGCGAGAACGACATGCCAACGCCTCGACCTTCGGCGTACTCGCCACCCATGATGGGCTTGCCGCCGACAGGATTCAGCAAGTCAAAGGTGATTTCATCACCCGTGGTCTTGCCAAGATCCTGACAGCGCACGATCGGATAGTGCGAGGATGTCTGCTTGCGCAGGGTTTCCTCGGCATCCGACTGCTTCGGCATGGCGCCGGTCAGACGGTTCAGGGTGGTGTTCCGGGCCATGTGGCCGGTAAATAGGCCGACCGATTGCAGAGTTTTGGCAATCGGACTGCCATACGGGATATTGGTTTTGCTGCCCATGATGGGACTCCTTCAAAGGGACTGGCTCCGCTTCACAGCGGTGCACGCATGTCAAATCGGCTCAGATGAGCCGCGCCATCAAGGCTTCAACCTGCTCCGGGGTTTTCCCGGCCATCTTTTCCAACAGGTCTACGCCTTGCATTTGCCGCAACGCTTCCAGCTCATCGGCCGGGCCTGCAGTGCCACCCGGGAAGTCCGAGAGGCTTGCAGGCACCGGCGTTTTCGCCTTGGCGATCGCCGCTTTCGCGGCGGCGGACACATCCGGTTTGGACGCGCCCTGCGACTGGATTCCTACAGGTGCAGCACCCTTGAACGAATCGAACAACTCGATCACTTCGGCCGCCGTGCCGTTCTTCAGGACGTTTCGGTATCCGTCCCGAACAAAGCTCGGCTGGCTGTTGATCCAGTCGTCAAGCTCCTTGCTTTCGACAATGGAGTCGGCATCGGCGTGCTTTTCGTAGATGGCGTTGTAGTGGGCTTCGCGCGCCGACGTGGCCTGCTTCTCCTGAAGCGGTTTAACCACGCCGGCGAGGGCTTGCTCCACACCCATCGCCACCAACTTCTGGATGCCCTTGGCCAGTGCTTCCTCGCTGAAGTCCCCGAAGATTTCGGGATCCACAGCGCCGGATTCGATCGCCGCGGCGGCCGTGGCCACCGCTTTGTCCGTTGCCGTCTGCGCCTGTCCTGTGTCGGATCGTTCCTGGGCCTGTGCCTGCAGATCTGCAAGCTGGGCCTGTGCGGATTCCGCCAGGGCTTTCCAGTGCTTCTCGCCATCCCGGGCTTCGACCAGCTTGGTGTAGGGGATGGTGTGTTTGCCATCCTTGGCCAAAATGATCGCCTTGTCGGGATCGATGTCGGTTTCGTTCGTTGTTGCTACTTGCTCGCCCGCGGGTTTGCCGGTGTCAACAGGTGCGGGATCGGGCGTCCCGCTTTCCAGCAATGCGCTGGTATCGCCCTCGGCCAGATCCAACATCTGCGCCATCTGTGCATCGGTCAGTTGCCCGTCAATCGCGTGCGCCTGAAAGAACTCTGCTTGAGTTGTCATTGCGTCCCTGCCACTTGTCGGAGTGGCACCAATAGGGTTTCGCATTCGACCGATCGGCACCAGCCCGAAGGCCAGCGCCGGTCAATCTCCAGCTTTGGGAAATGCGACCTCTCACGAGGTTGCTTCTTCGCCCCCGGATTTCGCCGAGGACTTGCGCGCAGTCTGCAACTGAGCGCGCGAACAATAAAACCCTATGGGGGTGTTTCTGGGAAATTGGAATCACGCCCGCGGCCTGGGCATGAAAAAGCCCGCGCGAAGCGGGCCTTTCGTGGGTGCACCGATGGTCACGTCGACGGGCACATGCGCCAGCGCGCCATCACGGTCGGGCGATCGCGCTTGGCCATGCGGGTCACGAACGCCTTGGGCTGCACCAGGGCGGCCCGGCACTTCGGTTTCGGTTGCTTGATCGAAATCGGACTGATGTCGTTCAGCCAGCCGCGGGCAAGGGCAAAGGCGGTGCGAACTGCACCCCAGACTGCCGAAGCCGCGGCCATGGCCAGGCAGACGATGACGAAAATGGACAGAAGCGATCGTTTCATGGTGAAGTCCTCAGTTGTGGTGCGGCGGCTACCCGCGGAAACCCTTGCCATGGCGGGAAACCTGAATCAGTTGCTGCCTTTGGCGCGGGCCAGATCCTGCTTGAGCGCATAGCCCATCAACGGCCACATCTTCTGGATGGCATTGGCGCGCGCCACGCGGCGGCCAATCTCGGGGTCGAAGTTCTCGTGGCTGGCGCAGGCCGACTCACCAGTGACGGTGAAGCCGTTGCGCAGGACCATCAGCGGCCATAGCTTCTGGATGGCGTTTTCGCGGGCAATCTCGTTGGCGCGGGAAACCTTGATGCCTATTTGTGGATCAAAGTTCCCGTGGGAAGCGCCGACACTCTCACCCGTGACGGTGAACCCGTTCTTCAGGACGAGTACGCAGAAGGTCAGCCGACCAAGCTCGTCTGGGATGTCCTCGTCAGAGGTTCCGTACACAGTCGCCTTTGGGTCAACTCCCTCGACCCCGTTCATGGCCGTGAAGTAGTGTTCACTGGCGATGTTCGCCTCGATGTCGGCCTGCGTCACGCGCGGGGCGGTGCTGACGGCTGCAATTTCTTGTTCGGTTGGTTCGGTCATTTAGTAGCCCTCTTGGTGGCGGCGGTTGTCTTGACCAGTTGTAGCGCAGCCAACGGGATGGAATGCTCGTGAAAATCAGGGCATCCATCAACCATCCATACACACTGAATCAGGCCATCTTCGTCAAGTCTGGCAGCCGTCATAGGAACACCACCACCAGACTTCAGGGTCACGACCTTGCCAATCACGGCATTTGCCTCCTCGGCGTCGGAAGAAAGCCCTCCGACCTGGGATCGCAGGTATGCGATGTCGTCCTGAAGCCCGCGCATTTCAGACTTCAGTTCGCCTACTTCACGCGTGCAGGAGGCAATATTCCTGTTGTTTTCGGAGATCTTTTCCGCTGTGGCCCTGACTTCATTCTTCGTTACCTCCAGAAGCCTTGCAGATTTGTCGCGTTCTTCGATCACCCTGCCGACTGCCCGGGTGGAAATTTCATTGGCCGTTTGGGTGGCCTTGTCAATGAACGCCTGCACTCGTTTTTCAAGTCTGACTTCTTCTTCAGGTGACATGCTTGCCTTTCGTGGTTATGAAAATATCTCACTCTCTGTTGACTCAACCTGTCTTTGTGGTCCTTCAGGGTTGTGGCGCCATGTTGTCTGCGGTGCTGTTGGTTTCAATGCCGGCCATGCCCGTGCCGGCGTGCTGCGGGATCGGCGGGAACTCCGGACTGGTGTTCTCGTGCACCGCGGGCGCCGGCACGCCGGGGATCTGCGGTTGCGGGAAGTTCGGATCCACGCCGGCCGGGTTCGGGCGCTGGTAGCCGGCGCCCTGCATCACCACGTCGGCCACCGGCGCCACCTGGGGCATGGTGGCGATGACCTGGGCGGCCTGCATGGCGCTGAATGCCGACTGCACGCCGGTCTGGACCGTCTCGGAAACCAGCTTGCGGATCTTCGCGTCGGATTCGTTCTCCTGGATGGCAACTTGGCGGGCCTTCAGGTCGTATCCGGCCTTGGCTAGTGCGTCCTTGACTGCCTCCTGGATCCGCTTTTCCACGCCTTCCGGGCTTTCCTGCTCGGCCGCGGCTCGAATGGCGTCGATCACTTCCTTCTTGTACGGCAGATCCATCAGTCCCACCATGAACGGCATCACCGCTGCCTGCATGTTTGCCGGCATGGACTTCACCGCCTCGCCCAGTGTGGTCAGTTGCTGCGAACGGAAGCTGGAAGTCGTGGGCACATCCTCCATGGACACTTTCAGGCGGATGCGCTGGATGTCGTTGGTCAGGTACTGCACGCCCGTCGCCTCGTCCACCGTCGGCCGGTTGAGTTCAACGATCCGATCCGGGCGAACTGCGTCACCCTTGATGACGACCGTCTCGTGCTTGCTTCCGGCGTCCTCAATAATCATCGAGAGCAGCATTTCTCCGACCATCGCACGCCCATAGCTGAAGTTGTCCATCAGGGCAGCCAGTCCCTGATTCGATTGCTCCACCTGGGTCTGCTCCTGAATTCCGGACGTGGCAGTCCCTGTCTTGCCCTGGAACCCGCTGGTGATGCCACTGCTTCGCTCGATGGTGGCGCGCGAGTCCTGCATCAACTGGTAATGCTGGTCGGTCAGTTGGTAGTCCCGCTTGACATCGAACTTGGCGCCGGGTTGCGCCATGTGCTGCGCATCGAGGATGATGTCGGCGTCCACGCGGCCAACCTGCTGCCGGAAAGCCTGGTCGGTCATGGCCACAGCGCCTTTGGTGCGCTCGGTTCGCACCGCGGAAATCCCCCAGCGCAGCTTCGAGATAGCCGAATTCAGGCTGTCCTGGGCAAAGATCATGTCGCGCGCGGCGCCGTAGGGCACGCCAGTGCGATCTTCTTCCCATCCGAAGAACGGCGCATATGCGAAAAACTTGTGCTTGTACGGGCTCTGGCCATCGTGCAGGACGTGCGGCCCCATCATGTAGGCACGGCGCACCCTGCTGACGGTTGCCTTGACCACTTCCACCACACCGGATGCGATCGCTGCATCGTGGGCGGGATTGGTGATGTCGTACTCCACCACACGGCCATCGCGCGATTTCAGCACCGGCACGTTCTCCCAGCGCCGATACCAGACCTCGAACAGAGCCAGTCTGTTGCGGGTGGTGTCGATCCACTCCTGCTCCTCGATGCTCCAGCCTCGCTCAACCTGCCAACTGTTCATCAGGCCGGTTGACGCGGCTCCGTCCATCGAGATTTCCCATCGCCCAGACCAGCGACCGTCGCAACGCTCGATCAGATCCTTCTTGTCCGGGAACGACAGCAAGATGCGGGTCTTGTCCATCCAGCGGCGGCGCACCAACCATCTGCACTTGGTCATGTCCGGGTTCTCGCGTGCACCAGCCATGTCCCACCAGATTTCATTGCGGTGCACCGGCGCGCACCGGTAGGCGAACAGGAATGGATCACTCTCGCGCGAAACCTCGACCCAGCCGATGCCCACACTGAATTGCGCCCGGAAAGCCTTGGAGCACGCCTTGTCCGCGCCCGACTGGCGCTCGGCCTGGTTCAGCTTGAAGCCCAGCGCGGCGGCCACTTCCTCGCCTTCCACGCCATCCTCCGACGACAGGCGCCAGTCCTTGCGGGTCTTGGCCTCGAACCCGCACACGCTCTCGATCGCGGAACGCATGATGTTCTCGCACGCAGGCGGGATGCCACGTTCCTTCTGCTTCTTTAGCAGTTCGGTGTCCAACTGGTTGCCGTCGATGTAGTCGGCCTCCTTGTCGGCTTTACCTCGCCACGGCGGTTGCTCCTGTATCTCCTGCAGGATCTTGGTGAACTCGTCCAGGCTCAGGGCCTGGGGATCCGCGGCCGAGGCGGAATTGGTCATTTCGTCGTCTTGCGTCATCATGGTTGTCGTCCTCATAGGCGCCAATCGGGCTCGGGCGGTTCTTCGTACTGGTTCGCAAGGATTCCAGGGGGCGGGATGCCCTCAGCAAAGGTCATGGCCACGGAATCACCCTTGTCCGGGGAGCGGCCAAGGGCCTCGCGGATTTCGTCCTTCTCGCGGATCTGGATGGCAGCCACCTTGCCCATGGTCACGACCTTGTAGCGAACAGCAGTCAGGTCCGCGGCAAGCTCGGAGTCGGGCGGCAGGTAGATCAGGGTCTTGGACGTGGGATCCAGCGCCTCGCGCAGGCGCCAGTACATTTCGGCGCGCTTGTTGCGGAACCGAAGCTGGCCAGCCTTGTCCATGAGCCCGCTGGCCGCGGATCCGACCACAGGGAAGGTCAGCAGGTTCAATCCGACCAGGAAATCCAGTGCACTCGAACCGATACCGATCGAATCCACGCAGATGGGCGCGCCATTGCGGATCAGCGGCACCACGAAACCAGCAGTCGTCGGGCCATCTTTGGTCACAGATCCCGGCGCGGTAATGATTTCATCGAACCAGTTTCCATGCCGGCGGGCGGCCGATGTCTTGTCGTTGCCGCCTCGGGATGGGTCAAGGCCGATTGCCGTCATGACACCCTTCTCGACCCTCGCGGTCCAGCGCGCCTGGGCGGCCTTCACCCATTCGGTCGGGATCAGTTGCCACGCCGGATCGCTGGCGCCGGCCTGGAAGTCACCGCGCAGCATCTGGGAGCGCAGCGGCTCGGGCAGGGACTGCAGGGTCGCCTTGTAGCCGGTCGTGGACAGGAACAGGTTGTCGTCCACGCTCGACGGGATGAACGTGCGACTCTTGGGTGTCATCAATTCGTTGCCGACCATCACAGGTGCAGGCCCGGGGACTTCCTCGTCCTCGCCCTTCTCGTTTGTCACGTACCAGCGCAGTTCGCCCGGCATGGCCGGTTTCGGGTGGTTCGGATCCAGCCAGGCGGCCCAAAACCGCTTGACCCATTCGCCTTCGGGGTCCGTCGGTGGGTTGCCGGCGCAGATCACCCGCTGCCGGATGTCGTTGCGGTCTGTCCGCAGCCAGCCGATCAGCGTGCGGAACTGCATTTCGGTGAAGTGGCAGATTTCATCGAACAGTTTGGCGTCGTGCGGGCGGCCCTGATACTTGATCCAGTCACCGGGCTCCTTGACGCTTCCCAGTTCGAGCGCCTTACTGCCGGGCAGGCGCCAAACACCGGTCTGCGAGTTGTAGCCCTTGCGGTGGCCCAATATGGTGGTCATCCGTTCTTCGATACCGGTCAACTGCACAGCTTCCCGGCGGAACAGGATCGAGTGCTCCTGGGTGGTCAGCGAGACGCCCAGCAGCAGATCGGTTTTCCCGCCTCCGGCCGCGCCGCCATAGAAAATGATGTCGGCCTGCGAGTAGTAGGCGGCCGACTGGGGGCCGGGTTGAGGGATCCACACCGCTGGATTCATGGTCCGAAGCTCGGCAGAAAAGCGCGCCTTCTGGTCGGCAGTCAACGACTTGGCCAGCGCCAGCGCATCTGCCAAGCTCGAAAACCGAAGGTCTTGCGGGGCGGCCAGCTTCACTTCTTCTCCCCGAAAACAGCAAACAGGCGCACCGCAAGCTCGGCATCGCTCATGGTCTTGCCCTTGTCCTGCTCGTCGTCGGTCGCCGCATCGAGGCCGAATGCCTCACGCTCCAGCCCGATCAGCACCCGCAGGGAGTCGCCCAAATCCTTCATGGTCTTGGCACGGCCGGGCAGGCTCACCAGCTTGCGGTAGAGGTCGTTCAGCTTGTCCTGGTTGTGCTCGTCGGGCTTGCGCATCAGGTCGCCCAGTTGGCCCAGAAGCTCGGCGTTCTCGGTCCCGCAGACTGCTTCCAGTTCCCCGATCAGGTTCATGACCAGGCCGCGGGAGCGCGCAATGTCTGTCCGGTGGGCCATGCGAACCTGCACGATGGCCGCGGCGCTGGCGTCCACGATCTGCTTGTCGGAAACCTTGGAACCTTTGGAAACCTCGGTGGAAACCATCAGTTTGGAAACCTCGGCATCTGCCTTCGCCCGGATCTTTGCGGACAAATCTTTCGTCCATCCTTCCTTGTCGGCGCGCTTGTTGATTGCTGTGTGCGAGACGCCAAAGCGGGCAGCAAGCTCGCGCACCGAGGGAATCCCGGTCCGGTACTCCCGCTCGATGGCTTCCCAGTCGATGGTGGGCTTCTTCTGTGCTGCGTTTTCGGTCATGCGCGCCATGGTCGCCGGGCGGGCTTCTGATGCAAAACCCTATCGGGGTGGTTTGAGAGCCAGCACCCCAACAATCACCCCGCGGCCGTCAATTGCGGCGGCATGAGTCGCAATCACCTCTTCATCTTGTTCGCTTGGCGGAAACTCGATATTGCTTAGATTTGCGCGTTCATCGGCCACAAATGGCACGCGCTTATATCCAACGTAATTTGCCTCATGCAGGCAATTTGAACTACCTACTACTGGCTCTTGCGTGAATATGGCGGCTTCAAGCAAATTCAAGGACTCGGCTGGCATTGGATTATTCCCCATCCACGGCGCCCAAACGGCTCCTACTTGGCACATGGCTTTCCTTTCCTGGCATCACGCCGTCAGCAATCTACCCAAGCACGTTCCTCTTGAACGTTTCTCTTTAGCAGCAATCGGGGGTTTTTCATCACGAGGATCCGCTCCGGTGCGTTGCTCCAATACACGGTCACGGACGATCCTTTCGCCCAGGTCAACATCGGGAACCCGGCGACGTTCGATATGAACGCTGCCGGCTCACCGCCCGCGGCGATGATGACGGAATCGACCTTGACCCCCTTTCCAAGACCTTCAAACCTCACATCCTCCGCGTCGAACACATCGTCTCGCACCGGGAATGTCTTGAGGTTCTGGACTCCCACCACGTAGGGCTTGAACTTGCGCATGGTCCGCTCGGCCCCGCTGGGGATCGGGCAGTCGCCAAGGATGTAGGCGAACATCTTGCCTGGGGTGTTCCAAAGCCTTTGCAGCTTTCCGGGCTCCACCATTGAATCGAACAGGAATGCGGTTTTCATGCCTTTGCAGATCCTTTCTTGTCGGAAACCATGCGCTCAAGCTCGGTGATGCGCCGGTTTGCCTCGCGCAGCAGGACATCGTTGTGCGCGTTGGTCACGCCGACCTCGTGCGACATCTGGATCGATGCGTACTGCATGGCCACCCCGCCGAATATTTCGCCCAGCATTCGGGCCTCTTTCGGGGTCAGCACCAGGACGGTTTCCCCAATTTCGAGCACGGATGTCCCGTCGTCTGGCACGATCGAGCGACTGATCGGCCTGGCCGGCCGGTTCGACCCGATCGGAACGACCACGCCCGCCCTCACCCGGCGTATCTTCTCGTCGGTCACGAGCTGGCTGACGTGCCAGTCCACGATGGGCATCTTGAACCCCGTCATCTGAACCAGTACCTCGCGCGTCACGATCTGCTCGGAGTTGTGCAGGTCGGTGATTGCCTCCAGGATCAGTTTCCCGGTTGCCCGGCGCTTCTCTGGTTTTTCCGTGCTCTCGTTTGATGCCATGGTGGACCTCCTTTCAGGAAATTGACTCGGCCTGCAACGCAATGATTTTTGAGGTCTTGCCGGCGATGACATCCCACCGGACCTGTGCGGCCTTCGCCATCTGGGCTGGCGAACTGTTCATCAGGATTTCCTGGTACAGATCCAGCGCCTCCAGCAACTCGGTAAGCGCCGGACCATCCAGGCCCCATGA